CCAAGGTAACCAGCCTACCCGAAGGTAGCCCCATACAGCCCACCATTGTAGAGGTGTGCGTGTACGCCGATACAAAAAAAGACGCGAGCGGCGTCTGTATCGCCTTAGACTTAAGCGGGAGGCCAATCCCGGCACCCGTTTTAATGAGGTGCCTGATAAGCATAAACCGAAAATGCCTCAAGGCGCAAGAGGTCAGGTTCAATGTAACATCGGTAGTTAAAAAACACAATTTATTAGAGCAAATATTCATTCATTAAGCCATGCCAGAGCTTCATCAACCTGCGCTTCGTCTTCGACGCTAAGCACTTCATCCTGGGGAACATAATCCGCCAGCATAGCGAAACAATATGTATCCCAATGGTCTGGTGAGTGCAGGTTGAGTTTTTTCTTCATATCCTCCTTACTCATCACCTTCCATTGACCTGCGGAGTTAATCCCTACAGGGATTTTCGACGCTTCCTCAATAGTTTCATTACCCTTATCCAGTCTCATACGACCAGATTTTACGGCCTCTGCGGCTTGAACGTTGGCATAAGCACGTTTATCAAAGTACAGGCTCTTATCTTCACGGCTATGCATCTTTTTACCCCAGCGTATACGCTGTACGGTAATACCATAATACTCGTACATCAGATCCGCCGTTGCTTTACCCAGCCCATCACCGTCTATCGCTATGGTGATATTTGGAAATCGCTCAGGATTACATTCTGCGAAAATTTTGGCGGCAAGCTGCGTTTCTGTAACGTCTGTGTATTCCAGCATTCGATAGTTGATTACACGGCGTTTATTTCTCTGGCCGGACACCATCATGATATTGATAACGGACTTATCCCGTCCCGTACCACCAGCAACGTCCACACATGCAAGCCAGCCCCATCCTTTGGCAATCTTGACTTTCCGCCGCGTCGCACGTTCAACCTCATCACGTCCAAGAAGGAAGCCATCCTGTGATTTAGGGAATAGTCCGCGTACCTTAATCATGTACATAGGGTTATCACGCCCGCCGTACTCCGCCAGCTTCATTTTGATAAATGCTGGCGTTACCAGCGGTGATTCCTCACTGTTAAGCGTGATCGCCGTATAAACGCCATCAGGGTTACCAGGACGCTTGGCCAGTTTATGGTGAGTATCGTAGAAATAGCCGCTTGGGCGTGTAGGCTGTGACAGTAATAAGATGCGGTTATCCTGTCCGGTAAGAGCACCGGTGATGATACCGAAAGCTCTATCACTGACACCGGAGGCTTCATCGATAATATACAGAAGATGATCTGCGTGTTCACCGGCGAGAGCTTCTTCACTTCCCAGACGAAAGCCCTTCGGTACTACAGTCCATACACCTTTACCAGTAACCTCATAGAAAGCGGTTTCTGTCAGAACAAAATAATCAGCAAGCCATGGAAAACGGCTGGTGGCAGTAGCCCAGTTTATCTTGATGTACTTGAATATACCGGTCATTACCTGCTGAATTTTGTTCGCAACGATAATGGCACGGGCACCTGGATACATGATTATGAACAACATGATCATGATAGAAGTCATGTCTGATTTCCCGGTACCGTGACCAGACGAAACAGATGTCTTGCTACCCTGTTCCTGCACAGACTCAATAATCAGATCCTGCTGCCAGGTAGGTGTTTTGCCGAACAAAACATCAGCGGCAGCAATCCAGTCATAACGATATAGCGCCACCAGCTCGCGCCAACGTGGATCCGTTACGCAACTTCTGGCCATTAATCATCATCCCCGTATAGCTTGCGGGTAACTTCTTCGTCTTCCTCCTCGTCTTCGTCCAGGTCTTGTTCCAGCCATGGGTCGTTTGATACACCTTCAGTATCAACATCTCCATAACCGCCTGTATCAACGATATCGGCGATTTCTTCCCTACGTTGCTCAATCCACAATGCGGCATCGGCGCGGCGGTTGGCGGCCCGTTCTCGCGCAACTTTGTCCAGATCTTCAAGAGAAGGGCCACCGACGGCAGTTTGCCTTTCCTCATCATCGGTATTGGTCTTAGGAGCACGCAGATCGGCTTTGATTTGCTCCAGCATCAGGGGCGGCACTTTTCCTCCATGCGCCTCGATGAATTCAGCCGCTTCCAGCACTGACCAGTTATTTTCACGCTTTCGTTCGTATGCCAGCTTAACAATGCCAGCTTGCCCCATAGATAAAGCGTGCTTTTCCGCCTCCCGGCTTTCTTTTCGATAGTTATTCCGGATGCTGTAAATGGTGTTGATCAGGCTGCTTATCTGCGCGGAACAGCTGTTTAGCATGCTCGCGATACGATATTCAGGCGGAGTCCCTTCATCATCGTCTTTTTGCTGATCGCGCATTTCCTGCACCAGACGAATACACGTATCCCTGGCGTTCTCCAGCATAAGGAGATGAGAAAGAGACTTTTCCAGAAGAGTGGTTTCCAGAACATCGGCCCCGGACCGACGCAACATAGCGCGCGCGGCCTTCCGCGCTTCAACGTTATCTATCAGGTAATCGCCAACTTCGAATTCAAAGCGTTCACCATCATCATCCAGGGTGTCGCGTTCCAGGCGATCACGTAAGGTCCGGTGGGCGCGGGTGATCACGTCATGATCATCTGAACGATCATTTATGCGCTTATTTTGGCGCTTCGCATTCTCGACTGCGGCACTGACAACGGCATTAACTCTTTGTTTTTCCGCTATTTCAGCCGCAATGTGATCACCTGCATGTTGATCATTAGAGTGATCAATGATCATGCTTTTTAGTGGCTTCCTGACTGGCTTATTTGGCTTGCGGCTGTCCGTAGTCCTGGTGTCTTCTTTGAAGGCACGGAGATAACGACGTGCGGTATTAGGGTTAAGATTAAACTCGGCGGCATACTGTGCGATGGTGTAACCACCATCTCGCGCCAGGCGAGCAAAATTCTTCTTGTGATCGTCCCAGGTCACTTATGCTTCCTTTCGTAAAAACTCTTTTTGACGCGAGGGTAACGAAAGTCACATGTCAAAAGGCCCGGAACGGGCAAGCAATCAATCAGATACGTGCGGATGTGGCATTACCGTAATGACGGTGCTGACGGGCCACCTTATTGAAAAGTTGACGCGCCATTACCCAAGGCTGGTGCTCCCGGCGTTCCTTTTCGTCCTGCGTCATATAGAGTTCGTTCTGGAGTTTTTCATCAAACCGGCGCGGAGCGCGGCTACGGCGAAAGAATTCAGGATTCAGAGAGTGGATCTGAAATCTACGTGGGCGTGTACTGTCATCTATCAAAACAGACGAATACTTAGACACAGCGATAGCCTTTAAGCGCAGATAAACATCGCGCTTATCGACATCCAGATGCGGGTATTCCTTTTCAAGAATTGCTGCGAGTTCTTTCGCTGATAGAAGAGATTTAGTGCGGATCATGTAATCCGCAATCTCGTACGATGTTATTCGTGAGTGATTTATTTCCATGAAGTGGCGTCCCTGCCAGTTAAGTAACATCCTGTCACCTACTGATTAGCCCATGTCAACTAATCAACGTGGAATATAATACCCTCGATTAAATAAATAGCAATACATTAGAGCAATTTTATCTAACACTCGACGAATGACTTGTGATAACGCCCACTCCAAGCGCGTAATCAAAGAACAATCGTTGATGCATCGCCAACCTACCGTGCGTCTTCTCCCAATTATCGCGGTCACGCTCAATATCACGCTGGCATGACTGGCACAGAGGAATTGCGTAAATGTCATGCGCGCATAATCGACTATGACGAACGATATAAGGCGTAATGTGAGCGCCAGCTCCCGCAGCTCCACACCCACAGCATGGACGGGAAGCAACAAAGTCCATGTACTCAGGTAATTTTAGCGATTGAAGTTTTGGTATTTTGAAATGCGCCATACCTGGGTCGGAGTCAACATCCACAGGGCATACTTTTGCACGCATCGGCGCGGCGCGTTCTTCCATCATCTGAACATATGCTGTAGCGCGATCGTCATACGGGCGAATATCCGCCTCTTTCAGAGGTCCGCTATCCTGCGTTGCGGCTTTCATCTTATTTATTGATATACGGCAAACTTCTTCCGGCATCAGGTGCATCATGTTGCGCATGAAAGCCCACCAGCACAGTTCCTGAATACTTAAATCATGGCCATCTGAAAGCCCCATTTCCTGACGGGCGACATCCAGTATCCAGTTAACGCGATTATTATGCAGCGTTTCTTTCAGCTCATTAAAACCACGCATCCGGTAATGGTTATCGTGATGCCAGCACAACAACACCGCGCTATTGTCTCGTTCAGCGTGGACAATATGGTTGTCACACCAACTACGATCTGCGGCCTGGCATTGACCCTCTTTCCTACGCAACCACGCCACCAGCGCGTCAATTCCACCAATACGGCGAAACAGTTCATCGCTGTTAAAAAACGGCTGCAACGCCTCATTTGTTGCCATAGTTTGCTCGGAAACAACGAGGCCGTCGTCCATGTGCTCGATTAACTCACTCGGCACCGGCTCCATAATAAATTTACGGCCAGCCTCCACCAGCTTTCTGACTTCCTGATCCACTTTGAATGTGGCGACGCCAAGCTCTTTTTGTACAAAGGGAGTAATTACGGCTTTCACATCACACCTTTCATCACTGATTGGGCTTTATCTGCTGCCCGGCATTCTCTGTTTAAGCACAACCATTTCCTGACGGCATAACACAGCAATAGCAGTCCTGGCTCCAATTTGCTTACCAACCAGGTATTGCTTTACCTCGCGGCGACTCACGCCATCAAGAAGCATCTTTAACGCTTCACGGGACAATTTGTTGTATTTGCGTGCCATTAATCTACTCCGCAGAACCATACAATCTACGTAACGTGGCGGCGACAGAAGATACAGATATCTCGCCAGTCGCAGCCCCTACGGTAAGGTCTGCCAGTTCAGGTGAATCAAATACCTGCACCCCGTTACGGCGTAGAAATAACAGCGCACTGTTTAGCGCGGTACGCTTATTGGCATCATTGAATATATGCCCTCTCGCCGTAGCCACCAGGTAGGTGGCGGAGACTTCGAAAAGGTCGGTGATCTCTTCGTAGGCAACTCTGGCCTGAACTCTCCCGATAATGGCCTCTGCCCTACCCGGATCTGACATTCCCGGCAGGCCGCCGTAGCGGCTTATATTCGCATCATGAAGCGCAATAAGTTCTTCCGGTGATATATGCCTCATTATCGGTTAACCAGTTCCTTGTTGGTGGAGTCCAGGGTGTCAAACAGGGATGCAAATTCAGCATCCAGCGCCGCTTTTTTGTAGGCTTCGAAAGTAGCCTTGCTGACAATTACTGCTGGCTCACGGCCTCTGCGGGTGATTTCAACCTCTTCCCCGGCTTCAACATTGTTGAGCACTTCAGAAAGGTTGCCACGCGCGGTACGGAAGTTAATGGATTGCATAAACACCTCGTGTACTCGTTATGTGTACACAATTATAAACTTCACAGGCATAAAGCACCAGCACTTTGCAGCTTAAATAACCGGACAATCATCAAATTCCCCACTTCGGGCATCATTGATGACATGAGTGATCACACCAAAAACAGCATTACTGCCCGTGTATCCATCGTCATCTACTGGTAACGCCTCTTTCTTCCCGGTGCTTAAATCCTCCAGGTGCTGGCGCGGATACTTCCTGTATCTCTTTATGCGATATTCACCCTCCATAGCGCACACAAGCAGAGAACCATCAACCGGAGTAAGCGAGGAATCAACCACCAGCAAAGCACCCTGCAATATTCCCTCACGGTGATGGCTATCAGCTGCCCGCATGAAGTAGGTTGCTGATGGATGCCTGATTAGTTGCTGATCAAGAGAAATTCGGCTTTCAACATAATCCGCCGCAGGAGAAGGGAAGCCCATAGCGTTTTACCTCAATGATACTGTTTATTCATACAGTATACATTGAAAAGGCATAGTTTGTGAAAGCGGGGTTTGTAGGCGCGCCACGCTGGGGGCTAATCACATTTCTCCCCCATCTTGCCGTTATTTTTTTGGTGCATCCTCGTTCTGATACACCGGATCGCTCCCTTTTGGCAACTGGAGGCTTAACTGCCGGTAGTGCCGTAGCCGTTCCATGAAATAGGCGCGCAGGTTTTCCGGTTGCTCACGGGCCACCTGCTCTGCAATCACAGGTATATTCAGCCGTTCTTTGTAAGCAACGCCGCTGGCGGCAAGGTCTACGTTCACCTTGTCTCGCTCTTCCTGGCTTTTAGCTGCTATATTTCGATCTGACACAAGAAACCTCCAGGAGTTAGTGGATCAGGCACATGCACAATAACGTTCTCAATGTTAGCCGTTCAATTCAGACAATCAGAGACTGCACCAGTGTGGTGGCATCAATCCCATTGCGGAACAGCATAGACGAACTGCAAATTCGTGTATTGAATCCGAATCAGGCTAATAAGCAATTGCGCTTTATTTTGACGCTGAAAAGTGAAACAGAGGGGATAAAGCACAGCGTAAAAGTGTTTTCTGAGGCCATTCTGCTTAATGGGAAGCTCCGGCATCTGGTAAGGCCAGAACGTCAATATCCTGACGTCCTGGCGCGTGAAAAAGACCTTCTTTCTGAAGTTCAGGATAGGGTGATCGATTTCGTCAAATGCTATCCCCTGCATTGAGGGCAGGTGTTCCCTTCCGCAAAGTAGGGAAAATTGCTATCAAGTTCATCACACCATCTGCGATGGTCGTAGCACCAAAACGCCTCCCACGGTGCACGGAAATACTTCATCCACCAGGACACTCGATCAGGTATATCTGCTGGTGGCAGTTCTTCTGGCAATAATTTGCCTGATAATTCCCTTTCCGCCCGCGACAGCATTTTTTTGAGGCTCGCGTTCTCTTTTTCAAGCTCATCTACGCGCACCTGTAATTCAGCTTTCGTTGGCATGGTCCACCTCATGCTTTTCAGCCACCAGCGGCAATAAAGCCCTGGCCATCTTATGAACCAATAGTGCATCAATAATGCCAAGCGTATGCCCCGGCTTAATGTTTAATGCCGCCTCAAGGTGACACCTTTCCAGGTCACTTTTCTCGGCTTGTTTATGATGATCTGGTGTAATAACGTCGCCCAAAACACGGCTAATTCTTTCTCGTAATTGCTGGGTGCCAGCACACTTGATCGCTGTATCGTGGAGACGGTTAACCAGTTCGCGATAAACATGCGGCTTAATGCGGATACGTTCACCGGTGACGCCCTTTCCTGGCGCTGGCACCGAACTATCCGGAATATCCGGATAGTTGCCAGCCTCGTAAGCTACCCGCAGCCAGTGCATGAATGTTTCAGTGGACACACAACCACAGTCCACATCGATTTTCCCGCGTTGCTGTTCCAGCCATTGCCCAAAATCCAACCTGTAAGTCTTACTTTCAAGTTCATCACCATTGAACTCGACTTTCTGCGACGCTATGAGAGCTGATTCGTATTGTTCGCGAGTGACAACTGACTGGTATTCATCGCTATCAAGGCCACCAATTGGAAGCTCAATCTCACAACAAAAATTGCGCCCAAAGAAAGTGTCTTTTTTGTGGTCTGAGCCAAAAGCAAAAGTCGCGCATGGTGCCATTAAATTGACACTGGGTAGGTAACAATAACTCATTCCATCAGGCCACCCGCCGCACTTAGGCAGCTCCTTCACTAACAAGTCGATAAACTTCATTTTTTTATCATCTTTGCAAGCCGCCAAAGCCATTTGGGCAAGTGCCAATACTTCATCTGCCGTATATCCAGCACCGTGACCATACATTTCGATACGGGAAATAATCTCTGATATACGCTCTTCAGTGATTCTGGTCATTTCTTTTTGCGCCATTTCTTTTCACATTCCTTAGTCCATTTTTCAATGTTCATTTTGGCAATATCAGTCATTCCATCACCTAAGAAATACTTTCTCCGGTACGTCTTGCACTTAAACCACACTACAACAGCCACCAGCCAGAAAATAAAAGGCCATACAGCAATACCAACTCCAGCCGCGATAAAGCCCAATAGCCATAAATGAAGCTCTCCAACTTCTGTTTGCGGCAATATTCTTAAAGAATTAAGCAGCAGACTGAAGGAATGGTCGTATGCATTGGCGGTATAAGACATGCAATCCATATAATTAAAGTCATAGCCTGCGGCTGCCGCCCATAATGGGCGGTCAAGAAAATGTTTTAGTGTCATCATATAAATTTAAGGTTCAGACCAGTTATCTTCAATAGCAATGCTTAATCTTTGTAGCCATTCCGCTAATTTCAGCATTGCTTCTCTTTCGCTTAAACCACGAGGAAAATCATCAAGCGAAATTGTTGGCTTGAAGCCCCCGTAATTATCCATTTCAACAGTCAGATTTTGCTCCAGCACGGTATTCCTTACGCGGCTATTGTGCCGAAGCAAATATACTGAACGTGATTTATTGGTTTTGTGGTCGAACGTATATTCGGTAAGTATCATCTGACTTCCGCCATGATTATTACCGCGCCACATAATTACTCCGTGTTAATTGAAATTTAGCTATTAATCTTCACTTTTATCGCGAACACCTTTACCGGTTTATCACCGAAGTGTGGATGTGTGATTGTTTTTATTTCATATCCGTTATACGGGACGTCAATTCTGCGACTGAAGTCTTCGCGCTTCGGATATCCCTTTGTGATAATCAGGCGGTAATACTTACGGTTAACGAGGCGCTTATTCCAGTAGTCATTACACAGGCGATACTCTTCCGTTTTCTCCCCGCGAATCATGGCATCGAAGTATTCACCTTTAACGGCAAGTTGCAGGTTAGCCATTACCTCACCTCCAGTCTCCATACCGCCTGACCAATCCGGCTGGCATGGGTATCTTTGGATACTGTTCCGTCTTTAGCCAGCTCCATAAGAATTTTGCGCAAATCTGCCGAACGCCATTCTTCATCAGGAAATTCCTTCTCCATTGCCAACCGCAGATTCCAGGTTGCCATCCTGAATGGATATTCCCCGCCGAGAGCTTTATCTTGCAGGGCAGCCCGGGAACGCATCACCTGCAAAACCTTCTCTTTTACATCCATCATTTCGCCTCCTGCGGCGGTTCTGGTAGCGGCATCCAGAACAAGGCGTTCCCTAACCACGATAAAGTGCCGTCGCTCAACTCCACGTATTCCCCTTGTACCTGTCCTGCCATATACTCGCCGTGCTTTGAATAAATTAAAATCCAATCATCTTGAGGGGGCATTCGCTCACTACAGCTTATCCAACCATCCGGAGTTACCGGAGAGTTGCCTGCCAGTCTACGCAAAACAGCCTTAACAGCCTCAATACGGTCATCATCGTAACTTTCCGCCGTATCTATGCGGTCGAGCATGATGATTGCGTTATCAATATCAGGATTGCCGGTCCACTCATTACCGCGATTGGATTCGGCAGCCTGGTTGCCGCGTACTGGTTGATTGTCGGCTTTACCCAGTCTGTCGTCGCTGCATGAATGCCCTTCCAGCCAGGCCAATGCTTGTCGCATGAAATACGCAATATGTTTGCCGTGGTAATCGTCTTCATCGATGTGAAAAGCGATACTACGAATGTATTCAATTGCGTTTTCAATGGCCTCTAACGCTATCGGCGCTGGCGGAGTGGTATATAGTTTTCGACATTTGTATATCCAACCGGCATGGTCAGGCGTGTCTGTAAAACGCAAATCGTCTTCGTAGCACTCACGACTACGTTCTTTCCATTCCGTCCACGGAACACCGCTATTCCAGGTGGGGCGAGTGCAGGACTGATACAGAACAGGCTCTGCTTCCAGCGATGCCAGCACGATACGCGCCAGTTCTTCCGCTTCTTCTGCTGGCAGT